CTACTTGTGCTTCAGATAAACAATGGTCTGGATGCAGCAAGTCACAGGTTGGAATCCTGTGTTCAATTAATTCATTGAGATTAAGTCTAATCTCATAGTCACGATAGACTGGCATTTTCAAACTCCTCAATAAGTTTCTCGTATTCTTTGAACATTCTATCACCTGCGATAAAGCATCGCTGACGTTTCCAAAGAGCATCCAATACTAATTTATACTCGTTTTTGGTTAGTGTTCTCATTTAATCATCTCCATTGCTTTTGATAGTTCTTGAGCATGTTTGATTTCATCATCTCTTATTCTAATGATGTCTTCGTCATTTGGATACCTTGTTAGGTATTCCTCATATGTATGAGCAGCGTGCCACTCTACTCTTTCATTTAGGTCATAAGCAGATACAGGAAATAACCCATAATAAACCACCATGATCCAATAGTAGATAAGGACGAGGTGTTTGGCGAAAGCACGATCAATCCAATAAGCATTGCCACCCCGACTTTCCATATGTTCAAGATGTTCTGTTTCGTTAAGTGTTTGACCAAAATGTTCCTCCATTAGATAAATGTGATCTGGTCCTCGTAATCCCATTGATTCTCGAAAATGTAAGACACTCAAAAACGCAAAATAGGGTGCTCGAGCTATCTCCTCAAGCACCCAAAATCTTTGAAAATCTCTACCACGATACAAGAAATCAATAATCGCTACTGTTACGGATAAAACAATAGTATTGAATGCTCTTAACATATTATTAGGTATATGTACTATCTATACACTTAATATTCTCCTAACAAACCATCTATCATTCCACGACGATGTTCCCATGTTTGACCACTATCAGAACCTTTACATGGGTTGATACAACCTTTTTCTTTATCGTATCCGTAATTTTTTAATGTATTGCAAACTAGACCTGCGAGATCATGAGGATCTCCTTCCTTACCTGTTGACCAATATAATTGTCCACCTAACCATTGTGCACCACAAGTAGGACATGTAGCCGAAGATAATCCATCCATACGGAAGTTATTATAGATAAGTTCTATTATATATTAACAGTTCCAAGCTCGCAAGCTTTTATTAATTCTTGAATCAGGATCACTAGCAGTCTTCTTAGAAGTTAGTTTCTTTTTCATCCCTTTCATTCTTGCACAGAACGATGCCCTACGGGGGTTTCCAACCTTCTTGCTAGGTGCTTTAAGGTCAGATCCAGGATTTTCGCGTTCGTAACTTTTTCTGCCTTTTTCGTTAAGTCCTCCTGACTGATTTTTTCCTGCTTTTTTTGTCCATGCTGCTCCTTCTTCGAGTTCATGTTCTTCTTTCTTTACGCAGCGATTGTACGTTTTACCGAATAAGGTTTGGGTTCCCTTTTTTTCATATCCTTTCCAACACTTCTTTCCTTCAGTTTGAAACTCTTGGAAAGATTTTTTACCTTCAAATTCTTCTTTTTTAGATTTGTTTCCCCAATTCTTTGCACCAACTTTTCGGCATTTGACAAGTGCACCGCTTGCATAAGCACTTGGCCAAACTGAATAACGAGACTTGACCTTGTGATAACAAGCGTCTTTTTTGCCTTCTGTCTGGATTTCTGTAGATTCTGTTTTCACGTTGATTGCTTTTCCTTTTCTATCGGGATTAGGATCTTGTCTGTTCTTGCGACGGAAGGCAGCATCCTCTTCCTTCTTATTTAGGTTTCTTTTCATTTTACTGGAACCGCACTTTGGTTTTGTGGTCTGTCCAGGTTGTTTTGCACAGGGTTTTCCTGCATATTTACCACCGAGTTGCACCCAACCAGGCTTCCCATCAGAAGACTTACTCTTAGAAAACCAGTCGTGGAGAGAACTATCACCGCTTTTGTTTTTCTCGACAATTTCATTAGATTCTTTTTTCATAGCAAGTTTAGTAGCAGTCGCGTACTTGACATCCTTTCCACGATCTTTACCGTATCTTTTATTGAACTCTCTAGTGCTCATGGAGTCAGCAATCTCATCACGTTTTTTAATTTGTGATTTAGTCATCTCTTCTGAATGAACTGTTGTTAAAGCTTTTGCTTTTTGTTTTACTCTATCCATAATTGATGACCCGACCATTTTTAGTATAGCACGTTTTCCATAAGGATTAGTCTTACGTCCAAGAGGAACCTTTTTATCGGTCTTCATTGCAATTTCAGTAAGATTATTTTCCATAATGGATTGCAGGTTTATTAGTTTTTTTAGATAGTTTTCCACTTCTAACTTTTGTGCCAGAAGTTTCTCCCATACCAGATGGATTTTTACCTGCTTTTGATTTACCTAAAGTAAAAGACTTATCAGGTTTTTTCTTTTCAGTATCATGTAATCTTGCAGGTTTATCACCTTTCTTAGTGATTACTGATTCTTGACCATGCTTTCTACCAAGACGACGCATGACTTTGCCGAAACGACGCTTGGACATTCCCTTGCCAGGACTTGTTTGGTATGAGACCTCACGACCTGTGCCTTCACCTGATGAATATTTATATTCTCCGACTCCTTTTTTGTATCCAATACCTTTCTTCTTGAGATCTTTCTCAAGTGATTTTCTACTTGCTCTATTTTTCTTTTCATCTGTACCACGATCAGCAGAAATATTCCCAGTAGTTTGGGTTTTAGATTTTGTCAGCATCCTAGTAGTAGGATTACCTTCAACTAAATCTATGAAATCTTTGTAATACATAACTTTCAGATTGTCTTTTAGTGCCAGTTTGTTAGCGGTTAAAGTCATGACATCTTTGTCACGCTTACCATACAGTTTTTTAAATCTAGATCCACTTTGACGTTTCATACCACGGATAATTCTCTCTGCTTCTTGGTTAACAGGACCAAGTTCGGGAACACCAAAACCTTTTGGTTTGGTGTCCTTACCTCCGTAGTATTTCTTCGCCTCTTGCATTAGCCACCAACGACTTGAATTTCTTCAATGATCACTGCACTTGTTGCAGCTACGATCTTGATGCATCTTTTCACGATCGCTTGAGGACCTGAGAAAGCAAAAGTATAATCTGCTGATGCACTTGATGAATCGATATCAGTAGCGATTGTATTTCCTGTGACAGCAGTGATCTTTTTACCTGCAGTTCCTGCAGAAAGAAAGTTACTATCAATAGCGGGTGATGTGCTGTTATCTTCAACTGCAATAAAATCACCAGTTGAGAATGGATGTGCGTCACCTGTTGCCTGTATATGATGACCTAGGATATAGTCACCAGTAGAATCAGATACTGCTTTTACAATCTTTGCTTGACCAGGTTTTCCACCTTTGAGAAGAATGAATTCATTCTGAACAAGTGTGATTGCAGGACCACCATTAAGTGATACAGTTGCTGCACCTGCAGTAGATCCAACTCTGTAATATCCTGTTTGGATAACTTGATATTCAGTTGCACCTGCTGCAACTGTATTAGTGCTTAGTACATTTAGAACTGACATGTCGTGTCTCGTTATTTCGTGTCGGTATTATTTATCTCTTTTTGTTTCTTTAACATCTTTTGTAACTCTGCAGTGCTACCAATAAACATGGTATTATTAACTGTAGATGGTGTATTCTTTTTATCTTCTGCATCAAGATCTTTCATTTTTTTCTGAAGATCAATTAACTTGTCAGCAGTATCTGCAACGTTCTTAATAAGTTGACCTGCTACTTCATATGCACGAGGATGATCAGATGCTTCTGCAACATCTAGAATGCCATCAACTGCCTGTTGACCTTTCATCACAAGACTATGTAATGCAGCACGAGAAACCTCATAGTCAGATTTAACGTCTTCATCATCAGATTTTTTAATTGCAGGTTTTACTTTTTCAACATGTTTTTGTAATGCAGATTTCTCTACACCAAATTCTTCATCTAACCCGTCAAATGGATTTGTCATCGTTCCTGTAACCTCTCTACAACTGTTTTTGCTTGCATGGGTGCAATATCATTTAGCCCATTAGCATCAAACCAAGGTGCTTCTTCCCAATCAAAACCTTCACCAAAAGTATTGTCAGGAGACATGACATACCAATGACACTTAGCGTCAGGCACATCCACTGCACATACTGCCCAATCATCTGCCCACTGAGGCACTTGAACATACATTACTGGTAAATGATTTGCACTGGCAAATTTTGGTAATCCTATTAGAACTCCCCATACCAAAGTTAATATAACAAAAATTCTTATCATATATCTTGATCCGTTCCAGAAACAGGATTACGTTTTTTGTTATCTGTGAAGTCTTGATCTACAATACCAAATCCAAAATCATCATCAGCATCAGCAGTAAGAGGATCTGGTTGAATAGTATAACGAACTTCTCTTGGTGCAGATGTAGTATTTGTACTTGTATACATGTCTGTGATAACCTTCTTGATAACTTTCTCGTCTCTGACAGGACCGTATAAGTATGTCTTCATTGTAAACTGAAGAGTATATGTAATTGCTCTCCTTACTGCAAATTCACCTTCGTAAATATCTTCGTATTCTACATTAGTCAAAACAATAGGAACGTCCCTAGTTTCATTCATCGTAGGAACTAATTTAACTGACAAATTATAATGAGGTTGAAAATATGGTAAGATCTGTTCAATAATTTGTAATCCATCATCCTGATTTTTAGAAATGATACCCATTTCAAATGACAGATTGTATGGCACTGGCATAAACATTGATTTGTTTTTATCAGCAGTGCTTGCTATTTTAATTTTTTGTGTTGGAGAAACCTTTCTACTTGAATCGTATTCAAGACCATTGATCTCAAAAGAGATCCTAGGTAACGTAAGTTGAACTCTTTTGTTAGTAGGATCAGGAACTTGATCTAACCTTGCTAAGAATTTTGCTTTAGGACCATATGCCAAAGGCACTTTCATCACCTCGTCATTACGACGAAGTTCGATGTTGTTGAACAAAGTTCCAAATGCAACAACAGATCTTCTAAAAATTTCGTGGTATGTATAAGTGCCTAACATAATTAAACTGTAGTATCAGTAGATGAACCAAATGTCCCGAATGGGTTTGATTCTGAAAAATCGATTATATCGTTATCTAGCGTCTCAAAGTCATAGTTCTGATCTATAGAGTCCGCAGTGTTCACATTATTTAGTGTATTGTAAGATGCAGATGTCCATGCAGCACCTGAGGTCTGTCCTGTGACAGTCTCAGGAATAGTAAAGATACCGCTTCTGTTAAAGACTTGTAATTGTCGTGTACCAGAATCCCATGCCTTGACTTCAGCAGTTACATTAGATGTGCCTCCAGCAACAATCTCACCAACTGTGAAATCACCAGACCCTCCAGTAGCAAAGTTAACTGTAATAGCATTAGCAAAGGCAGTTTCGATTGCATCAATCTCTGCGATTCCTGTGTCGAGATCCTCGTCGCTGTATTCAAAGAGTTCACACTGACATTCCCAAACATAACCTTTTCCTAATTGATAAAATGGTTTTTCTGCTTCTACAAATTTAATTTCAAATAGATGTTTTGTTACAGGAAACCAAATTAAGTCCCCTTCGTTGGGTCGTCCTTCGACATTAAGAACTGTAGAGTCGTCAACCTTTTCTTTAAATTTTTCACGGGAGAAAATAAAAGTTGTCTTGTCTTCGATACGTACTCCAAATTTGCTAAGTAACTCACCTTGTCCTTCCCATCCTTCAACATTATTGACATATGCTCGAATTGCTTTTGCACTGTCAAATTGCGAATCCGCGTCTTCTCCAAGGACTGTATCCCTGTTGACAATCGTTCTCGGAACATAGTAAATATCTTGCCCATAAATTTCAATAGTTTCTACAATAAGATTTTCAATGAACTTTTGTTCTTGTGGAGACCCATTAATATTAAGTCTCGCACTATTAGAATAATCACTTTGGACGTAATCTTGTGCTGGTGTATTGGAGATTGCCATTAGTAATTAACCTACTAAGTCTAAAGGTGGAAGTTCATAAGTTGAACGAAGAGTCTCCTCTAAATCTGTTTTAAATTTAGAAGCATCTTCTAAAATTTGACGACCATTAAGTGTAACACCACCTAACATTTGAATGCCATCATATTTACTTAGGTTTCTTCCCCACTGTTGCATGAATAATGCTTCAACATAATCTTTCAACCAGTTATCATTAAACATACTGGTATATGTAGTTGGATCTTGTCTGAAAGACATTTCAACTAATAAGAAATCACCAGCTTTTAAATCTCCCCAATCCATATCAAGATACAATCTACCTTGATGTTCATTAAATCTTACTCTACGATTCATTTGAGAATTAGTAACCCAATCTAATGTCTCAAGATATTGCGAAGTCATAAAGTAATGTAGAATATGTCCATGCGTCATTGCATAGATATCATTCAAAAATATCTGATACTTAATATTAAATATATTTCCTGGTACTATACTAGATGCACCAATCATTGAATATACATGATTAACACCTAAAGTGCCTGGTGGTAATGAAACATAATTATCCATTTCATACCATGCAGTAGAACCCTCTTGAGAAAATTCTTGTGCAGCAGTTTTAATTGCCTCAGTAACCTCAATTCTCATAAAGGTTTTGTAACTACCATTGTAATGGTATTCTTGGTAGTAATCGATTGCTTCTTCAATTAGATCATCTAATTGTTCTGTAGCAACGTTAATGTCTATCGTAGGATATCCTAATCTACGAAGGGCATAGTCTTTTAGTTCTGTTTTAGAAGCTGGTTTAGTTGCAGACATTTTTTATTAACTGAATGAAGTGATAGTCAAGGCAGAAACATCATTAGCAGCGACGACTTCTCCAGACTTGAAGAATCCATCAACATTATCAACAGTGATAGCATTAGTGCCTAGAGCAGTAATGACTCCTGTAGTGCCACTGGTTGCTCCTGTGAGGGTCGCTCCCACCTCCATGGTGGTAATGTCACTTAGAGCAAGAGTTGCATTAGTTGCAACGGTAGCAATATCAACTGTTGCACCATTACCATGAATCGCAGAAACAGGTATGGAAGCACCGTTTCCATGAATTTCAGAAACTGGAATTGTTGCATCTCCACCACCACCTGAGATAGTGATAACTTCGGATGCTGCATATCCAGATCCATCATTATTAATAGTGACTCCAGTTACATTACCAGATGCGTTAGCAGTAACATCAACTGTTAATCCAGTTCCAGATCCACTAGAGGATGTAGCAACTCCAGTTGTAGTTCCCTCAGTATATCCAGTACCAGCAGCACTGATAGCACCAAAAGTTTTAACACCAGATGCGTTTGCATTTGTGATAGTTAGAACTTCATCAGCAGCATATCCAGATCCTGCAGCGTTAAGAGCAACAGCTGTAACTGCACCACTTCCATCAACAGTAAGGTCAACGGTTGCACCAGTTCCAGATCCACTTGAAGAAGTGGCAACTCCTGTCAATGCTGAGTATCCAGTACCTGCAGTCGCGATAGATCCTAAAGTCTTAACGTTAGTTGCGTTTGCGTTCACAATAGTTATAGTATTACCCGCAGTGAATCCAGTTCCACCAGCATTGATAACAATGTTTGTAAGAACACCAGAAGATGCTGTAATATCAGCAGTCATTCCAGATCCATCTCCTCCAGTAACTGCAATTCCAGTTCCACTAACATACCCAGTTCCACCAACAATAGATGCTAAGTTAAGTGTTAGTGCTTTACCTGCATTTGCGTTTGTAATTGTAACTGTATCTGAGATTAGATAATCAGAACCACCTGCGTTGACCGCAGCAGCAGTAATATTTCCATTACCATCAACTGTTGTGTTAACAGTCAATCCAGATCCAGTTCCACCAGAGGTTGCAACAGCAGTAGCACCAGAGAATCCTCCTCCACCACCGTTAGAAACAGTCGTTGCTACAACAGCACCAGGTGTAGGATCACCTGACAAGTTAAGAGTTAACGTAGTTGTAGTAGCAAGATTATTTAACATTGCTTTAAGTTGTGAGAAAGCATTGTCAAGTTTTGCTTGAACTCTTGCTTCTGTATAATATTGATTGGTTCCTTCAGAAAGATCAGAAGTAGACTTAGATCCAAGATTAAGGTTTGCACCAGTTGCAGCAGCAACTTTCAAGTCTGCTCTAGCATCAGCACGAGCATTTGTAAAGAATACATTAGTGCTACCTTCAGTAATATTATCAGTATTAATATCTGACTGTGTTACTGATAAAGTTCCAGAACTATGTGTGATACCAGTTCCATATGTAAAGTGAGTTCTTGTTCTTGCAGCAGTAGTAAAGAGATTTGTTGATCCTTCAGTTACGTTATCAGTATTAATTTGAGACTGTGTTACAGATAGTTCACCAGATCCTGCAAGTGCAATACCATTACCATATGTGAAATGAGTTCTGGTTCTAGCAGCAGTAGTAAAGAGATTTGAAGATCCTTCAGTTACATTGTCAGTATCAATGTCTGCTTGAGTTACAGTCAATGTATATGTGTTGGCAGCATCATCATAAACCCTAGTGATACCTGTACCAGCAACGATAAGAGCATTAACTCTATCGTCAACACGCTCATTAGTAAAGTAAAGATTAGTTGATCCTTCAGATAATGCATCAGTATCATGGTTTGCAATACTTGAAACTGTTCCAGTTACGTTACCAGTTAAGGCAGCAGTAATTGTTCCAGCAGCAAAGTTACCAGATGCGTCTCTGATTACGAGGTTGTTAGCAGAGTTAGTACTCGCAGAAGCAACGTTAATTGTAGTATTACCAGAAACACCATCAGCATTAGTAAGGGTAATTCCTGAGGAAGCGGTGACTTGGAGAGTTCTTTGGGCATAAGTGTTAGCAGCAGTTCGGACGACATAACCAGTTCCTGACATTGCAGCAAGTGCAGTAATATCACCATCAACAAATGTTGTTGTAAGTGTTTCATTTTCACTTCCATCAATGACTACAGAACCAGATACAACACCGCTAATGGTAAGTGTTCTAGCAGTCTTCCATGCATCAGCAGTAGATGCATTTCCTAAGAAACCTGCACCAGAACCTGCAGCACTAGCAGCAGTGATTTGATTAGCAGCAAAGTCACCAGATGAATCACGAAGAACAACTGTAGATGCAGTAGCAGCAGTTGCAGTTGTAGCACCATCTAGTAAGTCTGCGTTAAGATTATTAATTTTATCTGTTGTTGGGATAACAAGAGCAGGTCCAGATGATACCTGAGATGTGATTTGACCATCTACTGTGAGTGTGCCATCAATATTCGCATTAGCATCAACATCAAGAGATGTGCCAGAACCAGTAAGATTTAAAGAACCAGCTCTTAGAGCACCATCAGTACCAGAAAGAACTTCTGAACTATTACTTGCACTTGTTAAGAATGCGAATTGGGATGATGATCTGTCGAAACCAAAGAAACCAATTTTAGCAGACCCATCGTAATAACGAAATTCAACACCGCGATCCTTACCATCGTTAGACGCTGGTGCTGTGTCACCACCAACAGTAATGATAGGGTCATCGATAGTTGTGACCGTAGAGTTAACTGTAGTTGTTGTTCCATTGACTGTAAGATTTCCTGTGACTGTAAGATCAGATGCAGCAGTTAAGTCACCTGCAACATCTAATGTTCCTTGAATATCAGTGTTACCAGAGGCAGAAGCTACAGTGAATTTAGTAGCACCACCATTACCTGCTATAACATTAACATTAGATTGGAATGTAGCAATGCCACCTTGAACAAGAGTTCCAGAAATATTAGCATTACTATTAAGATCAAGAGCACCTGTAAGTTCAGTTCCACCATATACTCTTAATCCTTCACCAACAGCGAGGTTTTTACCAATACCTGCACCACCAGTAAGTCTTAAAGCACCATCAGCACTATAAGATCCTGTTAATGTTTGTTGTGAGTTTGCAGTAAAGGTGTTAACACCAGATGTTCCGAATGTATCATTAATCTGAGTAGCGTCACCAACTGTTAATGTTCCAATAATATTTGTATTACCGTTGTCAGTATCAATACTGAACTTAGTTGTTCCAGAACCATTGTTTACATTGACTACTTCATTATCACTTTGAACGATTAGAGAATCATTGATAGTTGTTTGACCTGCAACAACTAGAGTTCCATCAGTTGCTATGTTACCTGTAGAAGATGCAACAGTCATCTTATCAGTAGTTCCTGATCTGACTGCAAAGTTTGCATCAACATCTACAGTTCCGTTGAACTCGGAGTTACCAGTTACTGTAAGTTGTCCACCAAGTGTTGTATTATTATCAACATTAAGTGTTGAATTTAATTCAGTGTGACCATCAGCAGTTAGAGTTCCTTCAATATTAGTATTACCAGTTACGTTATCGACAAAGAACTTATCAGTCGTTCCGTTTCTAACAGCAAAGTCTGCATCAATATCGGTTACACCGTTGATATTAACTGTACCTTGAATTACAGTATTACCATTATCAGTATCAACTGTAAACTTATCTGTGCCAGAACCATTCTGAATTGCAAACTCTTCGTTAGAAGCATTGATAATTAAACCATCATTAATGGTTGATTGACCTTCTACTGTTAATGTTCCTTGAATATCTGTATTACCACTAGCACCTAAAACACTAAATTTAACTGTGTCACCTGAGTTTTTCTTACCTACAAATAAACCTTGACCACTACCAGTTCCACCAACATGTAAGGTAGTATTAACACCAGCACCACCAAAGACTCTTAAGTTAGAAGTGTTAGAGTTTGAGAATGATGGGGTATATGCAGCAATAGAACCAGTTCTTAGTTTATATCGAATAGATAGGTAGTTTCTTAAACCATAGTTTTCAGTTACGTCTTCTTGTTGGTTGAAGTCACCGTTAAGGAAAATATCACCATTAAAGAGAACATTACCTGCAATATATCCACCACCATCAAATCTAAATGAACCATAGTCATTAGAACCGATAGTATGAGGAGCACCAGATATAATTGTAGGTGCATCTGTAGATTCAAAATGAACATTAGATGCTACGTTTAAGTTTGAATTTAAGTCTGTATTACCTGAGACTGTTACGATACCACCAAACTCTGCATTACCAGAAGTTGTATGAATTTCTGATTTAACAGTTCCAGATCCATTTTTAAATTGTAATGACTTAGAAGCACCTTGTAACACCATTGTGTCATCAAAGCGAGAGGTGCTATTTGCACGGAATGTTCCATCTACGTCTAGTAATCCACCAATATTAACATCATCTCCAATACCTGCACCACCTGCAACTACCAAATCTCCAGTAGTATTAGATGTTGAATTAGTATTTGTTGTAAGTTTTAAATTACCTGCTGTGATTCCAGAAGCTGTTCCAGAAAATACTTCTGAGGTATTTGTGGCATTGTGTAAGAATGTGAACCCTCCTTCATGCCCTCCAAGGTCTGTGTAAGAATCATCGTAACCAAAGAATCCAATTCTTGCTTGAGAGTCATAATATCTGAATTCAATTCCACGATCTTTATTGTCATCAGTACTAGGAGCAGTATCACCACCAAGAGTAATAATAGGATCATCAGACGTGATCGTTGTGCTATTAACTGTAGTAGTTGTTCCATCAATCTGTAAGTCTCCATGAATCCTTACTAATCCTGTGATTGCTCTATCATCACCTGGATCAAGGTGCATGGTAGCATTAGAAGTTCCAATATAATTATCTTGGAATCTTGCATCTTCAACGAAAACTTTACCAGTAGATTCAGTAGCAGTAAGTGTAATATTGTCATCTGCTGAGAGAAGAATATTACCAGTTCCAGAACCTGCGTTTACTGAGGTAAGTGTTAAGAATCTATTGTCAGTGCTACTTTGAGATAGACCAAATGTAAGTTGTCCATCACCAGTTTTAGATAATGTTTGATTAGTTGCACCATCAAGAGTAATATCTGGATCAGAAATATATGTTCTTACATTGATATCGACTTCACCAGCACCACTATCGCCAGTGTTATTAGCACCAAACAGAAGATTACCTGAGGTATCATTTACTTTAACGTAATTTAATTTATTGAAACCACGATAACCAGTGGTAGCGGTAAGTTCTTGATCTAATTCAAAATGCTCAACAGCATTTCCATCAGCAAAAGAAACTCTACTATTTTGTAGTTGTGTATTATCTACACCTGCAGCAGCAATACTTACATGTCCAGATGCTACATCAAAATCTTCTTGTGCGAAAGAGGCAAGACCCTTCTGTTCAGTACTCTCGGCAGCGAGGTATCTCCACCCGCCATTATCGCCACTAGAATGAGTAGGAGCACCTTGACCTGCACCAATGTCTTGATATGCCTGATATACCTTTGAGGCATTTTTGATGATAGCATACCTAGAGTATGAAGTACCTGCATTATAATCTAGTGCAGTAGTTCCTTCAACTGCTGTAGCGATAGGCACAGTTGCAGCACTTGTTAGACGACCCCTGTCGTCAACTGAGAATTTTGTAGCATTAACTGTCTGTGAACCTGCTACAGATGTCAGGGATTCCGTATTATAGTCGCCAGCACTAACTGTTGTAGTAACCAAATCAATAGTTGGGTTACCGCTTATTCCACCACCATCTGTGATAGAAACTCTACCTGCAGTACCTGTAATTGTTCTAGTAGAAACTGCTCCACCAGAAGTTCTTGAAATAATACCTGTAGTCGTTAGACCAGAAATTGCAACTAAGTCAAGATCATATGGTTGTGCAGATTGACCTTCTACTGTTCCATTTAAGTTATAATCTGCAAGAGTAGAGGGAAAAGAACCATTTGTAATTCTACCTTTAGCATCAACAACAAGTTTTGTATAAGTTCCTGTTGGTGTTGCTGTTCCATCATAATGTGGAAGTGTTGTTACTAAACCTAGAGAAGCATTAATTGTGATGTTTTGAGATCCATCAAAAACAGCAGATCCTGTAAGGTCATCTGCTAAGTTAATTTGACGAGTTGAAGATAATCTAGCAGCAGTTGAAGCATTACCGATCAGTGTCGCAGTGATCGTACCTGCTGCAAAATTACCATCAGCATCTCTCTGTACAAGAGTATTTGCAGTATTTGATGTAGATTCTACAGGACGTTCATATCGGAGAGTGTTCCATGCAGTAACACCGTCACCGATTTTAAATCTACCAGTATCTAATTCTATTCCTAATTCTCCTTGTGCGAGAATTGGGTTTGAGTTTGCCCATTCCTGAGCTCCACCTCTTCTTAATTGTAATCTATTTGCCATTTTTGTACGACAACTCTATGAGATAATGCTTCCAAGTTATTTATGCTAGTAAAAAAGGGGGATTGCTCCCCCTTCCAAATATTATCCCGCATCTACGTTATCTACTTCCTCTTCTGGAGGATGTGACATTGTTTCTGGTGTTGGTGGGTTGTAATATTCTAGGGTTTCAATAGCACCTTGAAGCTTAAGTGCTTGAATTTCATTTTGTTTGATTTTATCAGACATTTGCTGATTCTCTGCAAGGAGTTTACTTAATTGGTCTTTGAACTGACTAAGCATACTCTCTTGAGATACTCTCTCAACAGGTGCTGAACTAGGTGTTGCAGACATAATTTAATTTTGGTTTTTGACTAACGTTAGTAAAAGCGACTTAATATCGCCTAATTCAGATTTTAACTCAGAAACCTCATTTTGTAAAGTATCGAAATCTCTATCTTTTTGTTTTCGAGCACGATAATTTCTCATGTAATCATTATATTTTTTGGTATCGGCACACTGGATTGCTCCAGTTATGTCGTCTTTATACCATCCTTCGCAATCTTCAACAGCAACTTTCATTATACAGCAAGAGCGATTGCTCTTAAATCTTTAATAATAGGGGTGTATGCCTGATTGCTAGATACGAATAAGAGTTTAATTTGATATTGACTAAAGTCTAATCCAGAAACTTCATATTCATATTCTCTATAAACTTCTGTCTCTGTTGAGCCAGGAATAGAGGCAGAACTTTCATCCGTTGGGAAGAATTCAAAACCCTGAGTATCGATCGAATCAGTAGATCCAGTCGGTAATACTCTATATAGAGGTTTTATGAAAGTGTTTGCAGGACGGTAAGCACTGAATATCAATTTAATTGACGAAGATGGGTTAACCAAATCAGCAGCCTTAGTAATATAAACTGCTTCATGTGTATCACCAAAAGGTAATAACGCAGTGTTAGGATCAGCAGGACTGTTAATCCTACTACTTACCAATGTAAGAGACATTCTATCAGTATCTAAAATAGGAGATACAAGTGTAGATTCTGTCTGCATTGTCAAATCAACTCTAACTGATTTTTCACCATTTAATTCAGCAGACTCATTTGCCTGTGAACAAATTAATTGTGGTGAAGTAAAGTAATTATCTTGATCAAGGTTAATATCTAAGAATGCACCAGTATTACTAAATGAATTCTGTGCCATTGTAGCACCATCATTAATTGAAGTACCTGTAATAGTATTAACTCTCGCAGTCATAGTAGTCTTCGGAAGAAGAAGTTTTTGAATTTGAGGAACAAGAACTTCATACTGAATATTCTGTGACGCTATAGTGTCTACTCCTCCAGATTTGATTCCAAGTCTTCCAATAGAAGATGTTGCTAAATCGTAAGTATCTAGTGTTGGTGATGAAATTGCAGTGTGTGTCTTATTAATTTCAATTAGAGGAATACCATCAAGGTTATAACACTCAACAACTGATTCATCAACATGAGATGCTGCAGTAGTTCCATCTAGTCCTCTTTCATTAACAGTAATTGTTTTACCATTAGCTGAAATAGCACTATAAGACATAATTTCATCATCAATCTTAATGTATCCTAAGTTTGTTGAACCAATAGCAGCACCATTGATTAACTTATGGAATGCATTAGCATCATTAACTGAC